GTGGATTATATTCTTTTTTTGATTGGTTCGTCATTTGAATATTTCGCTTATTTCGTTTTCATGTTCACCTTGTTCCGTTTCCGCATCAAGCCCAAAATGATAGCGTTCACCCTGTTGATCGCTTTTCTGATGAGCCAAATTTCCTATGTCACACGGCTCAATGAGAACCTGGCCGAATTCTCATCCTACATCCAGCTCATTCTGCTGGTGATCTGGTTCTGTCTGTTGTTCAGAGTTCCGATGTTCTATTCGATCATTATGAATTTTTCCGGTTTCGTGGCGGGGTTTGTGCTTCAGGGCATCGTCGTTTCCGGATTGATGTTCATGCTCGATCTGACTTTGACCGACATTCAGAACAACCCCTGGATCATGTCCTCCATCCAGGTGCTCACGGCCATTCTTGAACTTGCGCTGTGCCGGCTTCTCTATGTCATGAACTGGAACTTTGATTTTGTTCCGACCTCGCATCGCGCGGATGTGCGGTTCAGCGGCACGAATGCCATCTTGCTCTTCACCATCGTGCTGTGCATTTCCCTTGGCGCGGCTGCGGCATACCTGTTCCGGGACAAATTCGACAATTACTTCTTGTTTACCTATATTGTGTTTTTTGTTACGCTTCCCATATTCCTGTACTATCTCTTGAGGAAGGATTATGAGGATGCTTCGTAGAGCCGCCGAGTCGCTGCATGGGGGCATGGTGCGCAACGGGGTATCGCCGCCTTCCGTGGACGTCATTTATTACGCGCTGAACGTTGCGGGCAACACCTTGTCGATCATTGGCCTCACGCTGCTGATCGGATGGTTCACCGACGCCCTGCCCGATACGGCGCTTTCGCTGGTTTCGTTCGCGCTGATCCGGATGTTCAGCGGCGGGTATCATCTGAAATCCGGATGGTTCTGCATCATCGCCTCCACCGCCGTCATGTCCGTCATACCGCATATTCGTTTGAACGATCTTTGGGTTCTCGTCTTCACGGCGGCAGCGGCGCTGCTCTTCCTTTTTTTCTCCCCTTCCAATCTGGACAAGTACGCGAGAATTGCTCCCGGCTGCTATCCGTTGCTCAAAGCGCTCACGACCGCCGCGGTAGCGGCCAATTTCTTCATCCGGTCGGATGTGCTGGCCTTGGTATGCTTCTTGCAAGCCGTGTCCTTGCTCATCAAGAACACGCCGGAAGGGGGTGAACAAGGATGAAGAGACGCGTACTTCGGGTAGTCGCTGCCGGCATAGCGGGCCTGGCCTCGCTGTTCGTTCTGACCGGTTCGCTGTATTATTTCAACAACCCGAAGATCCCGGCTGAACTCAGAAGGAAGGACGCATAACATGGAAATCCCGGTAGTCAGACGCATAAGCCGACAAGAATTCGAAATCGTCATGCTCGACTTGAACGACGTCTTCTTCACCTTTGTGGAAAGCAACGTCATCAAGTACCAGACCCAGGACGAAGTATTCAGCCAAATCAGCACGCTCGAGGAGCAGGAGCGATTCCTGTCAACGATGGGGTTCAAAAAGCTGGAGCGCGGCTACCTTGTCCAGATGGACAAGGTGAAGTGGTACGATGACGAGACCCATCAGGTGTTCTTTGAGCCGTACCCTTCCAAGAAAGCGCCGAGCGCCCCGGTGTCCCGCGTGCATCGCAAGGATGTGCCGGAAGAACTGGTCGTCAAACGCCGCGCGCGCGGCTATGCGCGCGGGCTTTATTCCCCGTTTGAACGATGATGCGTCAGAAGCGGATCAAGTGCAGCAAGGCCGGCCGATGAATTCGGCCGGCCTTCAACTTTCGAACGGTGCGGGAGGCGGTGCTCAAGGATGGACGTCCGATTCAAGACTCCCGGCCGGATGCTGAATCCGGCCGGCGGATTTCTGGAAGGGTACACGCATACGCTCAACCCTTACGCCGGCTGCGCATTCGGCTGCTCCTACTGCTATGTCCGCAGAATGCCGGTCGGCATGTTCCGTGCGTCTGCCTGGGGCGAATGGGTCGACGTGAAGCGGATGGACCGGGAGGCGTTCCGCAGGGAATGGCAGCGGACCCGAAGGCGGGGGAGAATGACCGTCTTCGTGGGGTCTGCGACGGATCCGTATCAGCCGGCAGAAGCCCGATTCGGCGTCACGCGCGCCATTTTGGAGACCATGGCGGAGATGCCGGCCGACTTCGTGCTGCTGCAGACGCGCAGCCCCCTCGTGGTGCGCGATGCGGAGCTGCTCCGCGGCCTCGGAACCCGCGTGCGCGTCAGCATGACGATCGAGACGGACCTGGAGTCCGTCCGCAGGCGATTCACGCCAAAGGCGCCGCCCATCGCGGCCAGGAAGCGCGCGCTCGCGGAGTTGCGGGATGCCGGTGTTGACGTGCAAATTGCCGTATCGCCGCTGCTGCCGCACGGCGAATCGTTCGCCGCCGATCTGGCTCACATGGCGCCGCGCATCGTCGTGGACGATTTCTTTCACGGCGACGGTGCGGGAGGGAAGCGGACGGAAGCGCTGGGCATTCGCAGGATGTATGAGCAAGCCGGGGAAGGGGATCAATATCATCCGGAGACGGCGCGAACGTTCTACGACACGTTGCGCCGTCATGCCGGCAAATCCGGGAGCATCGCGTTGTGGAGCCGGGAAGGGTTTCTGCCGTAACGCGCGTCCCGCCGACCGGTTATTCCGGCAGCGCAAGCACCGGCGTGTATTCCGCGCCGATGTACACCGCCGTCGAGACCTCGGTCAGCACCTGCGGGTAGATGCGGTCGGGATTGGGCATGACCGGCTCGACATGCAAGAATGCCTTGCCTTCATCAAATACAATGGACGTCACCCGGATGCCGTAGCCGGGATGGGGCGCGGTCGCCCGAACGGTCACCGTGTTCACTTCGCCGGTCAGCGGCGCGGATTCAATCTTCAGGCCGGTCAGCGGCGACGGATCGGCTGCCTTCACGGCTTTGCCCGACGCTTCAAGCTGCCGGAGAAAGGCTGAAGCTTCGTAGACCATGCCGGCTGCTTCGCTGCGCGTGATGGCCCGCTTCGATTCGAAACGCCGGTCCTTATTCAGTTCCGCTATGCCGGCAAAAAGCAGCAGCTGCACGCTATCGCGGTACTCCGGTGCGATGTCGGCGAGGTCTTCGATCACCAGTTTCGGCTTCGGAAGGGCAAAGCCGGATTTGGCCGCAAGTCCGCGATAGAGATGATAGGCAAAGCGCTCGCGCGTCATCGACAGGTCGGGTTTGACGCTGCGCGGCATGTCGAGATAGAAGCTTGCCGTGATGAATGCGTCGGAATACCATTTGCCGTCCAGGACGAAATCATAGGAATCGCTTGCCTTCGGTTCTTTGACGAATTGGATTCCGTCGAGTCCGAGCTTGAGTCCCTTGACGATCATGGAAACGCCTTCCGCATACGTCAGCCTGTCGTCCGGCCGGAACCGCCCGTTCGCATCGCCCGATACGACGCCTTCTTCCTGAAGCTGGCGTATCCGGTCGGCGTTCGGGTCGCCTTGAATGTCCGGAAATGCCGCGGCCGGTCCGGCGAATGACAGCCAGATCAGCAGCCATGCCGCAAGCATTGCAGCCGGAAGCCGATGCCGACAGCTTCTGCGCGTGTTCATCATGCCGATCACCTCGAAGCGTTTGATGTGCAAGGCAAGCATCCTTTATAAACCATTGGACGCCTGAAACTGTCGAAAAGTTGCGTGGCAACTGCCGGGCAAAAAGAAAAAGAACCCTTGAATCTCAAGGGTTCTCGGACGTTTGATAATGGTGATCTGTAGTGGGCTCGAACCACTGACCCCCACCCTGTCAAAGGAGATTCCTCCTTCTGAAGGGATATGAAGCGATCTGAAAAAGCCTGATATATGGGCGTTTATTGCAATGGGAGGTTGTTTTCGGACGATTCGAAATGATCTTTTCCGAAGATTTGTGTCCCCAATTTGTCCCCATTGTCCCCCTTCGGAATGGTAGCATTACCTCTGGCGAACTTGTCATATTTGCCGGCCGCCCGCCGCTTGACTTTTTTCGTTACATGTACATAAACGTCCGATGTTGTGGAAAACCTAGAATGACCGAGGCGCTGCTGGATAACTTTCAGGATCGAATCAAAGTTCGATTCGTCTTCGTCTTCAAGCAGCAGTGTACCGGAGCTGTGCCGAAGGCCATGGAATTTGATGTATCGAATGCCATGCCGCTCACAGAACCGTTTCCACCACTTTGATGGGTGCTGGTAGTAGTACGGCTTGCCGGTGCCATTATGGAAGACGTACTGACGGTCTCCGCCTTGCCAGAGCCCCTCAGCCTCGAGCTGTTCCTTCTCGTGATTCCACTCATCTTTGTACGCCCGTAGCTCATCCATGTACCATTTCGGCATGTCTATGTTGCGGTATGATGCGATCGACTTTGGGCCTTTCTCAACTGCTTTCCCGTGTTTCGATAGAGGGATATTGTTCTCGATGGAAATATACCCTTCATCAAAATGGACGTACGGCCATTCCAAACCGTTCAGTTCCCCCCGACGGGCGCCGCCAATCATGGACCCCAATATCAGGAGTCTCCATTTACGTGACTCTTTGTAGAGCGCATCGACGACGCGCTGAGCTTCGGCCTCGTCATAAAACTGTGGATTTTCCCGCTGCTCGAGAAGCTTTCTCTTAGGGTCTTTTTCGCCGGGTTTCGGAATACCGTTCATCGGATTCTCTGCGAGTAGTTTCCATTCTACTGCTCGGTTGAGTATATTCTTCAGAACGCGATAAATATACCCGATCGTTCCTACATCGAGCGGTTTCATCAGTTTTTCCTTTTGCCGTTCGGTCAGTGTTCCGGACATTTTCGGAGTCAGCCTGGCGCCTGGTTTCTCCAAATCTTTTAGAAACGACAGGATCATGAGCGGCGTGATCTCATCGATCCAGAAATGTCCAAAAGCCGGAATGAGCCGTGAATTGATGACGATGTTGTAGTTGGAGTAAGTCGCTGGTGAGAGCTTTTCTGGATCTGATCCGTATTTTTCGCGCCAAATTTCTACGAAGTCCGCGAACTTGATCTTTTTTACCCTCACAAGCGATCCGGTTTCGGCCTGATACTTAAACTTGAGGTATTCGTCCTGGAAATGTTGGTTCAACTTTTTCGCATGCCGAATCGCCGTCGAAGTCGCCTCTTTACTTTCGATAAATCGGTTCAGATTATTTGCTGACTTGAGAATATTGGGATCGATCTCATCCAGAGCCGAGATGGACTGTTGCAGTGCTGGATCTTCTATTACCAGCGATTGATACTGCTTCATCCGTTTTCTGTTCGGTCCAAACCCGAGAGAGAGGACCAGACGCCAGGAATTTTTTCCCCTTCGTTCAAACGATGCCACAATATCCCCTCCTTGAAAGCGAATGAATGTTCGGATAGAACAGGAGAAAAAATGCCCTTACGGGCGGAAGCGATTTTTGAACTTCACCAGCTCCTCAGATGTAATTCCGAATCTCGCGCCGGCCGGCAGCGGGCCGAGTTTTTCGAAGTCGACGCCGATCCGGCCGGATTCATCAACGATTAGATCGTCGGCCGTCAGCATGACGGTCGACTCGTCGTATGTACCGAACGAGAGTTCAGCGAAGAACGTCTTTTCCACATCAGGCAGGTGCTGCTCGTTTGGCTTCAGGATGGCAATCTTCTTCTTCATCGTATCGACCTGAAGACGATAGCAGAGTCCCAAAATAACACCACCTTCTTATTGTCGCACCATGTACTGGCCATTGGCATGCTTGTACAATTTCGACCTGCATTTATAGCAGCGCGTAGAATTGCCCCGGACCTTGATCTTTCGACCGCATGCTGGGCACTCGATAGGATCGGAAAAAAGGGTGATTATTCCATTTCCGCCGGCTAAAATGACGCCGAGAAACAACCCCACTACTACGCAAGTTAAGATGAACACAATCACGGACACACCCCCCTTTTAGAAATAATCACCTTGATACGAACACATGTTCTATATAAAATAGAACTGTGAGCGCTGGAACTTACAATAGTGGTTACCGCTGGCAACCGCAATTTTTTTATCTATACGACAAGGAAACGGAGGATCAGAGCCATGGAAGACGTCAAAATTGGTCGAGAGTTTGAAGAAGATTGCATCGATGAGAATATGGTTGCATCACTGGTTTCGTTGATCCTCCGATCCCCTAATTCTTTTCGCCAGATCAAACGCTGCATCGAGTGCCTTCAGAAAAGCGGGGTCAGTTAGTTCGACCCCGTATTCATTTGCTACTTCACGAAGTTGTTCAATAAATCTTCGCTCGTCCTCGTCCAGATCATCGTATGTCACATTCCTTGGCTTTGGATCATGATTGCGTCCGAGAAGATAATCAACGTTACTATCAAACAAATCTGCAATTTTTGAGACCGTCTCCAAAGGGGGTTGCTTCGTTCCGTTTTCATATGCGGTATAAGTAGAGCGAGCAACCCCAATTAAGTCCGCAACATATTCTTGAGTCCACCTAGAATCCTTTATTTTTCTTGACTCCCTCAGCGCCTTCAATCTACGCCCGAATCCATCCATCATTAACACCACTCTTTTGTTGATACCCCTAATTATAATGTTGCCGAAAGAAACATAAACAAAATGTTACTGAAAGTATAAATTTATTGTTGACATGTTTCCGAAAGGAACATATACTTAAACTAGTCGATGTTACTATAAGGAACTGCACGGAGGTGAAAGAGGTGAGGTCCTGGCTGAAAGAAGCGCGAGAGCAAAGGAGTCTGACCCAAGAAACGGTTGCAGAGAACGCCGGAATTTCGCGTTCGTACTACACATCTATTGAATCCGGCATGAAAACCCCTTCTGTTGAAGTCGCAAAGTCGATTGCCGAAACATTGGGGTTTAATTGGACTCTTTTTTTTGACGAGCAATGTTCCCGTAAGGAACAAGACAGGGTTTGTAAAAACGGCAATAGTGCCCGCGACGCAGAATCCGCATGAAAGGAGCGCAGACATGAACCAAGCGACAATGTCCGCCGAAGCCGCGATAGTCGAAGCACTCAAGCAATTCGTCGAAACCATCCTGCCCGCAATGGTCTCCGCAGAGATCAAGCAGCAGCAAACGGTCCAGCGGGCGACGCTGACGGTTGAAGAAGCCGCGATCTATCTCGGCGTCCACCCGGACACGGTACGGAAGTTGATCCGAGAGAGAGTGATCCCGGTTTCAAGGTTGGCCGGCCGCATCGTTCTGCGTGCATCTACGCTTGACAAAGTGTTGGATCAGCTCGAGTTGGAGAGCATCCGCTCCGACTCGGTCGCATGACAAAAAGCCCGCCAGCCCAACGCGAGCTGGCGGCACAGGGGTGTAGGGTTGGGCCACATCAAATATACAACGCTTTTCGTCCCTGCACTATTCCGGGATGGAATGTCGGATTGAAAGGGGTGATACGGTGAATACGGTCCCGGTTTGGATTTGCCCTTACTGCATGGATAGGCGCGCCAAAGAAGATGCCTGCCCGCGTTGCAACACAAGAATTATCAAATTCGATGTTGCGGTCCCCGAACTCAGCGAAGAAGAGAAGGCGCGGGCTGCAAGCTACATGGCGGCACATCCGCCTGGAGAATTTGGCGCTCATCTGAAGCCGTGATTGCGCAGAAAACGGTTGACCAACTCCACCTTTGCTGATCGGCCGATGAACTCATCTTTATCAAGCTTTGTAATGATCCATTCATCATAGAATTCGGCGTGATCACGAATGGCGTCGTGAACTTCCTGAGCGCTTAATTCACTGGCGAGGATGATCGCATGCTTGTTAACTTGAATCGCTTTTCCTTGTGAATTCAGCAAGTGGAACATACTTTCGAAGGATTCTTCATGGTTCTGAAGCTCGTATGCGACAAGGTAGAACTTCACGGCATCGGCCTCCCTTAACATACTGATTCTATTCTACCAAAAGGAGGGATGCCGAGAAACGAAAGTTGGCGATCTGATTTGAAGGGGGGGTGAACGTGAAAGGCGATTTGGGTGCAATTTTGAAAGCTGTGCGCCTCCGGGCCGGACTCAGCCAGGAGGAATTAGCTGATCGGCTCCACTACAACCAGTCGGACATTTCGAAATTCGAGACTGGTTCGAAGGAGCCGACGGCGTCAATATTCCTCCGCTGGCTCCGCGAGACGAACGCGCATGAAGTGATGGTGGCGTACTTCTGCGGCCTCGACGGGCTGCAAATTATGCAGACCATCCTCGGACTGACGGGGATGGGGTGAGGAAAGGAGCAATGACACATGATTGAGCATATTCGTCGCATCCAGTTTTACACGCGAAAAGCGGCAACGTATGCAACCGACAGACGGCCGCAACACATGCGGAACCGGTATCGATTCGAACGGCTGATGCAGTACAAAGCGGAGCTCAATCGCAGGATCAAAGCATCCGGTTATCGTTGGAAACCGGCTATACCGCTCAATGAGGAGGGGGAGCAAGTTGGACAGACAAGCACTGGCGCGTGAAGCTGAGGCGGCAGCTCGGAGGGCGCGGCACAATCTGCGCTGGATCCGGAAGCATCCGGACAGGATTGATCAGGCCAAACTCGCGGACATGGAAGCGTATCTGGAGCGAATGATCAGGTTCGCGGAGGAAGAAAAGCGAAACGCCCGGCGGGCAGGCCGGACGTTCTGGAAGATGCATTTTGGAAAGCTCTTCGTGTCCATTATACCACGATTCCACCGGGAAAGGGAACGGCATGTATGAAGTTCCGCTGGCTCTCGAAGAAGGCGGAACAGGCAGCCGTCACAATGGCCTTCGCCCGGGTGATGTGCCGCGGGCTCACGGTCGAGGAGGCTGTCCGGGAGACGTTGGCGAACGGTCGGCACTGCGTCCACCCTGAAGCGGTCTCGGACAGCACGTTCGCCCGCCTGTGTCGGGCAGTCGCTGAACTCCAGCAGAAGAAAGGAGCATGACGATGCCGGAATTTACGGTCGATCTTTCAAGAGATATCGTCCACGTGAAAGTGAAGCCGGAAGATCGCTGGGACCCTACGGAGTTGGTGATCTCCGGCGCCGGGACGACGGTTCGGTTGCAAGTCACGGACGATGACCTGGCCGAGATCGCAGAGACGATCCGGACGCATCTCGAACGGGTCCGGTATCACGAAACACCGGACCAGCAACGAATTCTGAACGCGGAACTTGACGCCGCGATTGAGAATGGCGTCGCATAGGGGCCGTCGGCCCCGTCGTAGAGCGTTCGAACGAGGTGTCCCACCCCCTGCACCGATGACATCGAGCGCTCTACGATGCGGCTGACGCATCCGAGGTGGTGGCAGAACGGTGTATGCAGCGCCTTGGTGGCAAGCGAAATAGGGGTGAAAATCCCCGGCGCTTATAAGAGTTTGCATGTCATGAACATGCAGGAAGATACCCGCTTGGCTTTCCGGTGAAGTCAGTCCGAAACTGGCGACTATAAACTACAGTGCAAACCGATGCAGGGTTCGAGTCCCTGCCCACCTTGATCATATTACGGAAGGGAGGTTGTGGCAGTGAGTCTGAAAAATCGGATAGAAAAGCAGCTTGATAAACTGAATGATTTCAAAAGTGGAATTGATGACCGCTACAATTCAACTCAAGAAATCTTGCGAAACATCGCAACGTTCATCGACGAACTTGAAAGCATCAATGATGAACTCGAAGAAGTCATGTTGGAAGTTGAAGAACTTGAAAAAAACGAAAAATGACCCGCGGCAACGGGTCAACACAAAATCAACCTATCACGGCTATTCTACCATGCAAGGTAGGGTGGAGACAAGGAGGTAAAGCATGAAGCAGATCGTTCTGGAACGGTTGGTGTTGCGCAATTTCAAGGGCATCCGGGATTTCACGCTGGATGCCCGCGGCGCAAACGTGAACGTCTACGGAGACAATGCTGCGGGCAAGACCACGCTGTTCGACGCCTGGAGCTGGCTTCTCTTCGACAAGGACAGCGAGAACAAGAGCACGGGCAACTTTGAAATCAAGACGCTGCGGCCGGACGGCACGCCGATTCACAACCTCGAGCACGAAGTCGAGGGAATGCTGCTGGTTGATGGCCGGAGGACAACACTTCGGAAAGTATATCGCGAGAAGTGGACAAAGACCCGCGGCAGAGTGGAGGCCGTGTTTTCGGGGCACACGACGGATTACTTCGTCGACGGTGTGCCCGTTAAGAAGGGCGAATATGAGGCATCCGTCGCCGCCATCGTCGATGAAGACATCTTCCGTCTGCTGACGGATCCGCGTTACTTCAATGAGGTCATGAAGTGGCAGGACCGCCGCAAAACCCTATTGACGGTCTGCGGCGACCTGAAGGACGACGAAGTGATCGCGTCGCGCGCGGAATTGGCGGACCTGCCGGCGATTCTGGGCGGCCGAACGATCGAACAGCATCGCAAAGTGGTGCTGGCTCGTCGCAAGGAGATCAACGATGAGCTCGAGCGCATCCCGGACCGGATCGACGAAGCGAATCGCGCGAAGCCGGACGTCAGCGGCTACAGCGAGGACGAGCTGCACGAGAAAATCGAGGCGCTGAAAGCGCAGATCGATGCGAAGCAAGCCGAACTGACGCGAATCCAGAACGGCGGCGAGATCGCCGAGAAGGAACGGCGGCAGCGCGAACTTGAGGCCGAACTTCTGGCCATCAAGAACGAACTGCAAGCCGGCACGCTGGACAAGCTGGCAGCGAAACGGCAGGAGATCGCAGAGCTGCGCCGGCAGGCTGAGGAAGCGGACTACGGCATCCAGGAGCGCCGGCGCCGCATCGAGGCGGTCGAGCGCGAAATCGCCGAGCTCAACGAGGAAGCCGCCCGGCTCCGCGAAGAATGGCGCCGGGTCAATGCCGAGCAGTTCGATGCATCGAGTTGCGGAGACGCCAACTGCCCTACGTGCGGGCAGGCGTTGCCGGAAGAGCAAGTCGCTGCCGCCCGGCAGAAGGCAGAGGCCGAGTTCAACCGCCGGAAATCCGAACGTCTGGAGCAGATCAACCAGCGTGGAAAGCAGAAAGTCGCGGAGGCTCAGCGGCTGGCTCACGAAAAGGCTGAGCACGAACGGGTTCTGGCCGAACTACAGGATGTCCGCGGGCCGAGATGGGCGGCCGTCGAAGTCGCCGAGAAAGAACTGGCCGAACTGCAGGCCGGCATGACGGACGTGGCCGCTGATCCGCGGTACATCAAGAAGCAGCAGGAGCTTGAGGCCGTCAAAACTGAGATCGCAGCGTTGCGGTCGTCCACGGTCAGCGCGCTGGACAAGGTTCGGCTCGAACTGGCCGGTCTCCGGACCGAGGCGGAACTGCTCGAATCGAAGCGCGCGAAGTTCGACGTTGTGCGGCGGCAGGAGGCCCGGATCGCCGAACTGGAGCAGCAGGAGAAGGAGCTGGCCGCCGAGTTCGAACGGCTTGAGCACGAACTGCATTTGCTCGATCTGTTCACGCGGGCGAAGGTCGATCTGCTGGAAAGCCGGATCAACAGCAAGTTCCGGCTTGCCAAATTCAAGCTTTTCAGGGAGCAAATCAACGGCGGTCTCGAGGAGACGTGCGAAGTCATGGTCGACGGCGTGCCCTACGGCAGCCTGAACAACGCCGCTCGACACAATGTCGGCCTCGACATCATCACGACGCTGTCCGAGCACTACGGCATCGCGGCGCCGATTTTTCTCGACAACGCGGAGAGCATCACGCGGCCGCTGCCGACTCCGGGTCAGCAAATCCGGCTGATCGTTTCCGCCGGCGACAAGACGCTCAGGGTGGAGACGGAACAATCCCAAATCAAGGAGGCAGTCTGATCCATGGCATACGCAACGGGACTTGTCAAGATTACGGACACGTTCGCGCCGATGATCGAACGGCAACTGACGTCGAACGGGGTCCATATGGACCAATATGCGAAGCAATGCGTCGTCAACGCAATCGGCGCAATCAATGCCGTTCTGGACGGCAAGGGGATCGACTGGAACGATCCCCAACTGGACAGGAACAACGTGACGCAAATCCTGCTGAACGTTGCCGCTCTCAAGCTGAACGCTGCGGCGAGCCCGCGGGAAGTGTACTTCCAACTGCGCAACGTCAAAATCGGCGACAGTTGGAAGAAACAGATCGAAATGGGGATCGAGGGTGACGGAAACGATGCCATCCTTGCCCGATTCGGCCGCAATGTGAAGCAAGTCCGTCCCTTCTGGCTCGTGCGTGAGCACGACCATTTCGAATATCCCTCTTTCAACGGTCTGGAGATGACACCGCCGAAGTGGACGCCGACCGGTAAAGGCGAAGTCGTCCGCGTCGTGTACCCGATCATCTTCCAGGATGACAGCATCCAATTCTTCATCGCAGAGCGCGAGGACGTGGCGAAAAACCTCATCGCGCACATCAACAACAACCTCATGAACGAGACGTTCGGCATCTGCAAGGATCGGTTCAACGCGACGCCGGAACAGCAGAAGAAGATCGCCGAGAAGAAGAAAGAAGTTCTCGACAAAGCGAAATCGCTCGGCCTGGACGCGCTGGACGATCCGGAACTTCAGAAATGGATCAGCCCGGCATGGCGGGAATATCAGAGCCGCGAGCAGATGCTGATCCGCAAGATGCGGAACAACATCGTGAAGAAGATCCCGAAGGACTTCGGCAGCGCATTCGTCGAGATGATCCACGCTGAAGCGACGGACCCGGACTATGCTGAAGTGCGGCGCGAGATGTTGCAGAACGCCAACAGCGAGCCGATCGACGTGGATTACACGGTTAAGCCTGATCCGGAAGAGAAGCCGGCGACGCAGCCCGAAGCTCAAACTGCCAAAGAGCCTGAGCCGCAACCGCAGAATGTGCCTGAACATGAAGATCGACAGCAACCATCAGCGACGACATTCGACGCTGGCCAGAGCGCCTTTGACTTCGGTGACCAGGCGGGCGATCCCGTGGCAGCCGGTGCGGAGCCGGCGTTCTGATGATCCAATTTCGTCCCCTCGCCAGCTCGTCCGCCGGCAACTGCTACCACGTGACGGACGGCCGTACAGAGCTGCTCATCGAGGCCGGCATACGATTCACCGACATCCGCAAGGCGCTGGATTTCCGCGTCACGCGCCTTGCGGGCGTCCTGATCAGCCACGAGCACATGGACCACTCCCGGGCGGCTGCAGACCTCGCAAAAGCCGGCGTCAACGTCTACGTCAGCGCCGGCACAGCCGCCGCCCGAGGCTTAAGTGGCCACCGGATCAAGGTAATCGAGCCAAAACGGCAGTTTGAAGTCGGGACGTGGGTGATCATGCCGTTCGACGTGGAGCATGACGCGGAGCAGCCGCTGGGGTTCCTGCTCGCGAACCAGACGGGCGAGAAACTGGTGTTTATCACGGATTCATATTACTGCCGGTACACGTTCAGCGGCCTCACGCACATCGCGATCGAAGCGAACTATTCGCTCCGTATTCTGGACGAAAACATCGCCGCCGGCCGCGTACACCCGGCGATGCGGCCGCGGCTCTTACGATCGCACTTCTCGCTTGAGAACGTGCTGGACTTTTTGAAGGCGAACGACATGTCGAAGGTGCAAGAAATTCATCTGCTGCATCTGAGCGACAGCAACAGCGATGAGGCGCTGTTCAGACGCCGGGCGCAGGAAGTGACCGGAAAGCCGGTCTACATTGCGGGGAGGTAGGAACGGTGGGACAACCGATTTACACGACTTTGAAGCCTGTATTTGATGCCGGAGTCCTTTATCCCGGACGTGCTGTCCGGCTTGGGGGATACAGCGAGGAAGGCGAAAAGCTCGAGGGCATTTACCTGATTCGAGGGTGCAAATACGAGCATTTGGTGCTGATTGACCACTACGGCACGACCATAACCGTCCATATCGACGACGTGCTGCGGCATGATCCCTACGCCAGAACGATTATTACACCGCTGGAGGGCTGACGATGAAGGGGAAACGACCGACGCTGCGGCAGAAGAAGGCGATCGCCGCTGTGAGCCTCAATCCGGACAATTGGCTCGTTGCAAAGGCGCCGCCGGGGGAGTTGCACCTGGTACATCGGTACACGGGCACGAAGAAGGTAATACCGGCCTGAAGGTGATACGAAATGAACAGCTACCCCTTCCCGATGTACTCGGGGATCTTTGAACCAAAGCACTACAAGCAAATAGGAACGGCCCTGTGGTTCTTCTCCTGGTGCATCAGCGCGACTACAAAGGAAGTCATGGACGAGGAAGGGGTCACCTGGGGGCATGTACTGGGGAAGAAACCACTGAAGCTGTCCGAAATGGCAGAACCGTTTGGGGTAGACGAAAAGACCGTGAGGCGCTGGATCAAATCCCTGGAACAGTATGGCTACATAAGAGTGACCCGAGCGCCTTACGGCATCATCATTGAGGTCAGAAATTCAAAGAAGAGAGTCCACTCTCAACCTGAGAGATCGGACAAATATGTCCAATCTGATGATCATAGAACGGACAATAATGACCGAACTGAACCAGAGAGATTGGACAAAATTGTCCAATCTGAAACAAGAGAGTGGACAGAAATGCCCGATCACCCGGACAAAAATGTCCACTCTAAAAAAGATATATCAGTTGATATTACTGCTACTACTACTGATGATACGGCCGAGTTCGAGAAAGTTTTCAGGGAATTTTGCACGCTTCACGGGAAGCTTGACATACATGTGAAGCCGCCGGACGTGAAGCTTATGACCGAGATGATCGCCCTGGGAGTGCCACCCACCCTAATCATCCGGGTCATGCGGACCGTGCACGAGGAGAGAACGGCAAATGGTGCGAAGATCTCGACCTTCGCTTATTACAAGAATGCGATCCTCGAGGCATGGGAAACGGAGCGCGCCATAACCGAAGGGGTGCCAGTCCCCGAGGGGGTGCCACTCCCCCCGGTCGCCCTTGTCGCGCAACCGCGGAAATCACGTCATCAGGCGCAGATCGACGAACTGACGAGACTGATCGAGGAGGAGAGGGCGCGTGAAGCTAGCGGAAGTCGCTGAACTGTTCGTTATGATCAAACGGGCATATCCGGGTTTCGACGGCAGCAGCGAAAACGTGAGATTTTGGCACCAATACCTGGCGGACACACCGTTTGAGCAGGCAAAGGCGAATCTCGAACGGCATATCCGGGATGAGCGGTTCCCTCCGACGATCGCCGACCTGCGGCGGCCGCTCGAACACAAGGATCCGGAGACGATTTACCACGAGCAACTGCGGCGCGAGAGCGAGGAGCATTTTCGACGGCTCGATGAGTTCGCCCGATCAGCCGTGCCGGCGCCGCCGGAAGTGAAAGAGAGGATGAGGCAGCTTGCTGCGCGACGAGCTTATGGCGGCTGAACTGCCGCAGAACTACGAGGCAGAGGTGTCGGTGCTCGGCTCAATCCTGTTGGATAACGCCGCCTTCGACGCGGCAGAAAGCGTCCTTCGCGGCGACGAGTTTTACGACGCCCGGAACGCCCGAATTTACAGGGCCATGTGCGAGCTGCGCGAGGCGGGCGAGCCGATCGACCTCGTGACACTGACGGATCAACTGATCAAACGCGGCGAGTTGGAGACAGTCGGCGGGGTTGATTATTTGGCAAGGCTCGAAAGCATTGTGCCAACGGCGGCCAATATCGAGTATTACGCCGGCATCGTCCGTGAGCGGCACCTGAAACGTGCTGAGATCCTGATGCTCCGCGAAGCGTTGCAGAAGGCCATGCAGGGGGATGGTGAGGCCGGCCAGATTGCGGCGGCCGTCCAGGACAAGGCAATGTCCATCCTCGAGCAGAGCGCGGCGGCCGAGAAGACATTCCGGCCAATCGGTGAGGTTGCAGTCAGCCGTTACGACGAGATTGAGCGGCGCGCGGAAGCCCCGGCGGGGAACGGCGTGACCGGGCTCCCGACCGGATACCCGGATCTGGACCGGATGACGACCGGCTTCCAGCGAAGCGACCTGATCATCGTGGCCGCGCGGCCGTCGGTCGGGAAGACGGCATTCGCGCTCAACATCGCAGCCAATGTCGGAATCCGGGCGCGGGAGACGGTCGGGATCTTCAGCCTTGAGATGTCCGCTGGGCAACTGGTAGACCGGATGATCGCGGCCGAGGGACCGATCGACGCGAGCAGGCTGCGGACGGGTCGGCTGGAGAGTGATGATTGGGAAAAGCTGACGATGGCAATCGGGAGCCTCAACGAGGCGCCGATCTACATCGACGATACGCCTGGGCTGACGGTGCAGGATATCCGCCTGAAGGCCCGCAAACTGCAACGCGAACACGGACTTGGGCTACTGATCGTCGACTATCTGCAACTGGTCCAGACGCGTCGGCGAGGCGAGAACCGGCAGCAGGAAGTCTCGGAAATTTCCCGCACACTGAAGCAAATCGCGCGCGAGCTGAACGTGCCGGTCATCGCCCTGTCGCAGCTGAGCCGCGCAGTCGAGCAGCGGCAGGACAAGCGTCCGATGCTCTCCGACCTGCGCGAATCGGGCTCGATCGAGCAGGATGCGGACATCGTCGCGTTCCTGTACCGGGACGACTATTACGACCGGGAGACGGAGAAGAAGAACATCATCGAAATCATCATCGCGAAGCAGCGGAACGGCCCGGTCGGCACGGTCGAGCTCGTGTTCCTGAAGAACTTCAACAAGTTCGTGAGCCTCGACCGCGGGCACGGTGAGCAGCCGGCGCGCCGGGAAGAGCCGGACCGGAGGAGGCAATGGGCATGACGGAACGCATGACGGTTGAAGAGTATCGGGCGTACCTGGACGGCAAGAAGCGCAGCAAGTACCGGAACGAGAAGACACGCGTCGACGGCATCACATTCGACTCACAGGCTGAGGCGAACCGGTACTGCGAACTGAAGGCCCTCCAGCAAGCCGGCGTGATCGAATGGTTCATCCTTCAGCCGCGGTTTCTGCTGCAGGAGGGCTTTCAGAAGGGCGACATTACGTTCGGCAAGATTGAATACGTCGCGGATTTCCTGATCCGCTGGTCGGACGGGACGAACACCGTCGAGGACGTGAAGGGGATGAAGACTCGGACATACCGGGACAAGCGGAAGATGTTCGAGAAACGATACCCGACGCTGCGGATCGTGGAGGTGGAGGCATGAGCCCGGCGGAGATTGTTCACTACAAAGAGCGTTGCTGGTTCTGCCATAAACGAAAAGCCACGCTACTCTGCGACTTCGTTGTCGGATGGGTCCAGACGACGATCGACTTCCGGAAAACACCACAGACCTGCGATCGGCGAATTTGCGAGCAGTGTGCGATACATCTCGGCGGTGACACGCATTTCTGCCCTATCCATGCGATGGAAGCAAAGCAAAGGCTGGGGGTGGGTAAGAGAAAATGATCGATCCTCAGTGGTTCGAGACGGTTGGGATAGTGCATATGCGTCGGTTTTGCCGTATGGCCGGGTTCGCGGCGAAGGCGGCAAAAGAACGTGGTTGGGATGTTTCGGCTGACGACCTGCTAAAGGGATATCACATCATATTCCGCGGCGAGAAATACGGACATGAGTCGATGTCCAGGGCACATATCGAAAGGAATAGGCGCCGGAGAGCGGCGCAGATGGTGGAGGTGGAAGCGTGAAGGTCAAGGTCAGGGCGGACATGATAAAGCGTGCGCTCAGCAAGCGGCATCATGAGGACTTCTTTCTAACGGAAGTCAAAACAGGCCCCACGCACTACGGAGCAGACCTGCACATCATTGATGCGCTCGCAATCAAAAAATCCTGGGCGAACCCATGCATCACCGCATACGAGATCAAGGTCGACCGCAGCGACTTCACGCGGGACGAGAAGTGGATGGCTTATCTGCAATATTGCCATCAGTTCGCATTTGTATGTCCAAAGGGATTGATCCAACCGGAGGAACTTCCGGATGAAGTCGGGCTTGTCTATTACAAGCCTGAAACGGGGTCGCTCTTCACGATGAGAAAACCGTCATACCGCCAAGTCACCATACCGTCAAACATGCTCATGTACATCATCATGTCACGTCTCGACAATGAGCGGCACCCGTTTTTCTCTTCCCAGCGCGAATACATCGAAGCATACCTGCAGGACAAGGACGAGCGAAAGGAAATAGGGGAAAGATTCGGCATCAAGGTGACGGAAGAAATCGGGAAATTGCGCCGGGAACTTGAGAGACTGAGCGACAGAAAAGAAAAGCTTCAGCGCTTAAAAGAAGTGAGCGACATTCTGCGTGAGTACGGAATCTGGATAGACGGCTGGGGAACGTCCTGGAAAGAAGAACTTCGAAAGGCGCTTGCGAACGGTCTTGATCCAAGGATTGAGAGTGAATTGCAATACCTACTCAAACGGGCTGACGTGATCAAAAAAATGCTGGACGAAAGGAATGCGGAACAATGCTCGACCGCATGAAGTCGGAGATTCGCACAGCAGCAATCCTATTCGGTGGAATCGGCGGATTCTCGGCGGGCCTGAAGCGCTCGCTGGTCGAAGCCTACGGTCGGGTATATCGCTGGGAGATTCTCTGCTCGATTGACTTCGACCCGGTCGCGTGCCGAAACCACGACCTCATCATCGGCGAGCAGACGGCCGTGCAGATGGACCTGTTCGACCGGGACCAGTACCGGAAATGGTTCGGCCACGAGCCGCCGGAAGAGTGGCAGGAAGCGACGCCGCAGGACATCTGGATGGCATTCAAGGAGCAGGTGCCGGACTACTTGTTCCTTTCGCCGCCGTGCAAAGGATTCAGCGGCTTGCTTCCGGAAAAGTCGGCGCGGTCAGCGAAGTACCAGGCGCTGAACCTTCTCACGATCCGCGGGTTGGAACTGTGCCTCGAAGCCTGCGTGAGGTACGGCGACGGCGAGCTTCCGGCGTTCATCCACTTCGAGAATGTGCCACGAATCACGTCCCGTGGGGCCGACATCCTGCAACGCATCAAGCGCCTGCTCGAGCGATACGGGTACGCGGTAGATATGCGAAGTGACCACAACCTCGGAGAGATCGGCGGGCTCGGCCAGAATCGGATGCGTTATCTGCTGCTGGCCCGGAACCAGAAGCGCGTACCGAATTGGTGCTACCTGCCGCCGAAGAAGCTGCTCAAGACGATCGGCGATGTGCTCGGGCCGCTCCCGCTGCCGGACGATCCGGCCGGCGGGCCGATGCATCGGCTACCGCGGCTCCAGTGGAAAACGTGGGTGCGGCTGGCGCTGATACCGGCCGGCGGAGACTGGCGGGATCTGAATGCTATCGACTGGCAGCGGTACCGGATTGAGCACGAGGCGCGCGGCGGCGCATACGCGGTCGAACAGTGGGACGATCCATCCCGCACGGTGACGGCCACAGCCGGACTTGGACGGAGCAATGGCGCTGCAGCGGTGTCGGACCCGCGCATCGGACTTGACGTCAACGGTCACGCCGCAATCTACCGGGTGGTCCGGTACGATGAGCCCGCCCCGTGCGTCACGGGTGCACACAGGCCGAACAACGGTGCGATAACGATCAGTGACCCACGATTGCGGGCTCAGGAAGGCAAGCATCCGGGCGTGTACCGAGTTGTGCGGATGGGCGAACCTTCGCCGACTGTGACCGGCACGAGATTCGGCAGCGGCGCGCCAGCGATAGCAGATCCGCGCGTGAAGACTGAGTTGATGCCCGACTGCTACGGCGTCCAGGATTGGGACGAACCGGCGAAAACGATCCGAGGCAACAGCAGGATCATGCAGTCGGCGTCGAGTGTTGCCGACCCGCGCATTGGCTGCTCGCCCCGGTCTGGCACGATGGGCGTCCAAAAGTGGGACGAGCCAGCGAAGACCGTGATCGGCGCCGGGGACATCCACGCCGGCGCGGCGGCCGTCGCCGACCCGCGAATCCCGGAGGACAACGAGTCAGGAACATGGGTAATCATCGCCGAGGACGGCACATGGCACCGGCCGCTGACGACATACGAGTTGGCGATGCTTCAGGGCTTCCCGACGCACCTTCCTGATGGGCGTCCGTTCCAGCTCGATGGATGCAGCGACGCGAAGGCCCGGGAATACATCGGGAATGCAGTTCCGGTGCCGGCTGCTGAGGCCATGGGCAATGTGATCATGATGGCAATCGCACAGGCTGAGGCCGGTATCACATTTGAGATGAGCTGGAACGACGTGTGGGTGCTGCCGGAAGTAGAGGAACAGGAGCGAACGGTGGTGCATTGAGATGACGGCAAAACAACAACTCTACCAAATCGCCGTAGATGACAGTCAGCCGCTTGAAGAACGATACGCAGCCGCCCGGGAGTTGCAGCGCCGTACGCTCAGCTCGCGCAAGGTCTATGATCTGATTCGCTTGTGGCCGTATCATACGCCGTCTGAGATTGCGGACATATTGGGTGTGACCGTACCAACAGTCATCGGGTGGGCCAGTCAATACGGACTTTGGCAGAGGAGACGGTCATCGTGAGTGGTCAGTATGACGAATTCCAACCCTACTACCGCGCCTATCTTCTCCATACCGGCGCTGATCCGGGGGATGTGACAGGATACATCCTCTGGATCAGCCGAAAATGGCGCGAGTGGCGCGGTACGCACGGCATCGGCAGATGGGACGTGATTGGCGAAGAAGAGCGGCTGCGGTTTGAAAGTTGGCTTTTTGAAACGGTTCCAGAAGGACAACTTGTACTGTTTTGATGGCGGTGAACACGATGAGTACCAATATGGCAGTTCATTTCTCATCCGAAACCGACTCAAGGTATGCGAGCGTTGCAGAAAAGAAGATTTGAAGCGACTGCTGAACATACCCGACGAATCGCAAGCCTACGGCAACGACTGCCCCGGCAGGAAATGTGAGATGTGAAAGGAGCGAATCCCATGAGTGAATACTTGAGCAAAAAAGCGGTGTTGGAGTGGCACAAAGAACGAATCGAGCACTGGAAGCAATTCCGTAAGACGTTTAAGGACGGTAGTCATTCGCTAAACGAAACGTGTGAAGTGCGGATTGATACGCACCAAGTGGCGATTAACCTCATCCAATCCGGCGCATTCGATGCCCCTGAAATGGAACATATCAACGCCTACTGGGCGCGAGAAGGTCTAATCAAGCGTCAGCAGGAAGAAGTTAAGCGTTTGCGGGCGGCGTTGGGACACATTCACGCCATCGCACAGTCGGAATTGGATGAGCTTCAATACGAGAGCCAACGCAAGACGTGGGTAGAAATCTTACTGACGGCGGAAGAGGCGCTGAAAGGAGACGGGAACGATGCGTGAGATAAAGTTTCGGGCGTGGGATAAAATTAACAAGATGGCCATTTTGAACCGGTTCCCGCCTCATGATCGGAGGGCAATCTTGGCTGAGATAGCCAAAGAAGTGATGAAAGGAGCCTAAACCATGCGTCAATATCGCGGACGAATCAAAGATAGCACCGTATGGGTCTACGGATATTACACCAAAAGCCCGCAAGGTATTGCAAGGATATGGTCGCCTATCACAAAGGATAACGGTGAGTCGTATTTGTATGACTACGTTGTCGATCCCGAAACCGTTGGGCAATCGACCGGCCTGAAAGACAAGAACGGCAAGGAGATTTATGAGGGGGATATCCTCGAAAGTAACCACAAACTTTTTCGTTTCGAAGTAATTTGGTCGGAAGATTGGGCAATGTTCACGGTCAAAGGCGGTAGTGTTGAGGCTCTTATAAGATGGGCTACTTACTGTGAAGTCATCGGCAACATCTACGAAAACCCCGAACTGCTTACTGAGTAGTTCGAACATATTACGAAGAATTGGCGGTGATGGGGATATGAACGGTAGTTTTCAAAGCTTGTCCGCGGCCAACGCGAGAATCAAGGAACTGGATGCGGAACTCAAACGATTGCGGGAGGAACGAGACAAGCTGATCGAGGGGTTGCGGTGGTATGCGGACAAAACCAATTACGTCCAAGAAGTACACCACTTGCGGCATGGAACGTTGATCGGGCCGGCAGAGGCAATTTACTATGACGAGGGCCAACGCGCCCGCGACATCCTCAAAGAGATCGGGGTGACGGTGGAGTGATTCTATACCACGTCACCACGCCGAAGAAGGCGAAGAACTATCGAGCGTCAGGCTGCATCCATGCTCCGGTTCGTGGATTCACCACGTTTCTTGCGGCAATGGCTTGGGCAATCAAGACACAGCGTACGGTCATATACAAGGTAGAGAGCGAAAAGGCGTACAAACTTCCAGATCATCACAACCGGTTTGGTGAGGCGTGGTGGCTGGACGAAGATGTCCCGATAGATCGCATTAAATGCGTGTTTAGCGCGGATAAGGATGCATGAGATAGATCGAGAGGGGAGGGAGAAAACGGATGAGCTTGCCGAAATATCGCATCCTCGTGAATGGTCTTTATCTTCGCGGATGGGACGACTCCGAGACGGCCGGGCATTCCGGCCATATGGGGTGGCAGCCGAGAGCGGTGGAGATGTCGAAGATGTTGATGACGAGGCTTAAAGATCAGGCCCGAATCGTCGAGGGTAACATCGAACTGAAAAGCCAGTTAAATCGAATCTATGACCGAGTAAGATATGCCGGATTCGAATTGGAAAGATTAGTGGTCGAGAGGGTGACGGACGGATGAGCGATATTAAACCGGGAGATATTGTGAGACACAAACGAGACAAGACCCTTGTGCGAGGCGAGCGCCAAGTGAACCGCGGAGACAAATACCGCCCGGTCGTGACAGTCCTAAAAGTCAAACGAGGTGTACCGACCGTGATCCGGGTCAGCGGAAGGGAGTACGTGCTGCGGACGCCGGACCAGTTCAACATGCAGCCGAGGCCGCAAAAGAAATAAAAAACTTCCCCTGCATTTGGGCCATGCAGGGGAAAAGCCGAATGGATGTTCCTACACATCATCATAGCACAAGGGTGAGGTGTAGGGGAATGGGTGCAAAACAACTCTGTCTCGGCATTTACGAAATAGACGAGGAAGCGACGAGGGAAGCGGTTGAACAATATCTGTATGATGCGAGGGAGTACAAGGTAACAGAATATATCCCGCTCGATCCGAAAGTTACACCACTGTATGAGCCGCGATATCACGGTCCGACGAACGCGGTCGGATCGCAAACTGAGAGGATCGCCATCACAAACGTGGATGAGCAGGAGCGGCGCCGCCGGCATATTGAGCGCGTCGAAGAAGCTGTCAGCCGGCTGGGAGCTCAACAGCAGAAACTGATCCGAATGCGTTACCTGGACGATGATAACGTGATGGATATTGAGGTGGCAACCGCTCTCGGGTACAGTACCCGGCATTACCGCCGAATTAAATCCTATGCGATCTATAGGCTGGCAACAGCCCTCGGACTGGTGGTGCTCCGGGAAGAATAAAAAACGTGGCCGCTCTGTGGCCGCTTTATGACCGCATCATGGCCGCTTTCTCGCAAAATTCCATGATATGATGGTATCGTCGAAGAATTGCAATCAGGGTCGCCGATCATCGGCGGCCCTTTTCGTCTCTGGAGAAGGAGGAGCAATCATGATTAAGGTTTCGTCCCATTTTGCAGGCTGGATCAGCAAGCGGCACCGCATCATCTGGTCCGTCAATCCGTACCGGCGCGACAAGCGAACGGGGGTTGTGCGGCCCTGAAGTGGATCAATCGACTGGCGCGCCGCCTGGCGCCGTTTGCGTGGCCGGAGCCGCGGAATCGGAAAGAGCGGCGGGAGCGGAGAAAAAACGTCAACCCGCTGATTCAGAACAGGAAATTTCCTCCTAGTGTCGAATTATGGCATTGGGAGGCGATTATGCATGTCAGGTATTATGGAACTTCTTCAGTCCTACGAAGAAGTAATTGATGTTTATGAATTCGTCGGTGAATGGGAAGTATGGATTGGGTATCAGAAAGTAAGAATCAAGGTCTTAAAAGATAAGAACGGAGGTTATGTCTCGTCTACCAGTCATTATTATCATGGATCGCAACAAGCAGGGCCATATATTTCATCGATTAACGGAGGCAAAACCGTTGAGGCCGCGGTCCGTGAAGCGATGAGACAACTACTCACATTTTATCGACCGGACGACGAGAATGCGAAATGGGTCGTGAATGATTCATATTGAGGCGCCTTCTGGCGCTTTTTCTATTGCCTTGCGAGGTGGTGATCATGAACTTCGTTCAACCGATCCGGGATCCGCAGATGGTGGAAGCGATCCGGCAATACTTCAAAGTCCGGAACTTTCGAAACTATATCTTCTTTTCGCTCGGCGTCTACAGCGGCCTGCGCGTGTCGGACCTCTTGAATCTGAAGGTCGGGCAGGTGCGCGGCACCCATATCGACATTGTGGAGTCGAAGACGAAGAAGCGGAAACGGTTCATTATCCATCCGTCGATCCGCGCGGATCTGGACTTCTTCATTCGGGACAAGCAGGATCATGAATATTTATTCCAGAGTCGACAGCGGAAAAAGCATACCGGTTTCGCTGGCCGGCCGATCGACCGCAGCACCGCCTACAAGATGCTGCGCGAGGCGGCCGATCATTTTGGCCTGACCGACATCGGCACGCACACGATGCGGAAGACGTGGGGCTACCACCTGTACATGCAGGACCCGCGCAATTTAGCGTTACTTATGCGGATGTTCAATCACACGTCGGAAACCGTCACTTTGATGTATTTGGGCCTCACACAGGACCTCATGGACAGCGCGATAAGGCGTCTGAAGTACGCATAATTCGTGTTGTGTTGCACTCAAACCACTGCACCAAAAACAAACCCTAGAAGAATCGAAGAAAAACAGCGATTTATGAGTGCAACAGAATCTATGTTATGGGTTAGTGTAGAAGCAGAAACTGGAAGATTCGAGATGGCGGAAGTTGACGAAAACCGAGAACGTCAATGGAAACGTCGCGTTACCAAACGACGCGTTCCGTTCTTTCAAACTCAAATCATCAGTTACCCCGATTCATTGCCGACAATTGGAAGTTCATGTATGATAATGTCGGGGAGGCTGATGGCTCGTGCACAAGATGAAGGTCCAGAATCCGCTGACCATCATTGCATTATTTGCTGGGATCGCGGAGGTTGCAGGGACTGTTGTATTACTCGGTCTGCCGCTTGAAATCCAGCGAATATTCGTTTGGTTCACGATTGGGTTCCCTATTGCGATTGTAGCTGCGTTTTTTTGTATTCTCGTAACTAGGCCAGAGGTCCTCTACGGCCCAGGTGATTACGAGAATGAGGAAATTTTCTACAAGCTCATGATTAAGGCGAATGCCGATATTGGAGAAATCATAAGTAAAGTCGAAAAAGGGACAGATGAATCAGAGTTAAAAGAAAAACTAAAGGATGTACAACAAAATATATCAGCTGCTGCTCAAATTGGAGGGAATATTAAAGTACGACGTAGTGAAAAGTTCGAGAAGATTATTGAAGTGTTAGAAAAGAATCCTCAAGGATTAACAATAGATGAGATAGTTGCAAAAGTCGGTTATCTTCCTTTACCCAACTCGATACTAAATGCGCTTATTTTAGGTGGAAAAGTATACAAAAAAGGCGATAGGTTTTTCTTAGTTGGTTGATTCAATTGTGGCACCCAATAGGGTGTCTTTTTTTGGAGGTGGGGTGAATGTAGTGTCTCGACCGCGCAGCGATAACCGCAAGAAAGCTCTTCAGCTCTGGCTGAAATCCGGCCGGACAATGAAGCTTGTCGACATCGCCAACGAGCTCGGCGTCTCTGACGTCTTGATCCGCAAGTGGAAGTTCCAGGACAAGTGGGACGAGATCCCCGCCAAACGGCCGCGCGGTGCGCCGAAGGGGAACCAAAACGCAAAAGGGAACCGCGGCGGCGGCGCGCCGAAGGGCAACCAGAATGCGCTGAAGCACGGGCTGTACCGCAAGCTGCTGCCGGACGAGCTTCGGGATCTCATGAAAGAGGTCGAAAACCTCGACCCGCTCGATATGCTCTGGCACGGCGTGGAACTTGCCTACGCCAAAATGCTATGGGCGCAGCGGATTATGTTCGTGCGTAGCAAGGATGATTTAACGAAAGAGATCAAGCGCGAAAAGTTCATGCCGGGCAAATTTGGCAATGGAACCGAAGAAGAATACGAACTGCAATTTGCCTGGGATAAGGAAGCCGCCCAGCTCAAGGCGTTCGCGACGATCAACAAGGAACTGCGCTCTGCGATCAAGCAGTTCCTTGCTGCGGCACCCGAGAACGACGAGCGCCGCGCGAAGCTCGAACTCATGCAGGCGCAAGTCGAGAAGGTGCGGGCGGAAGTCGAGTCTGTCAAAGGCGGCGGCAAGAACGCCGACGCCGAAGATTGGGTGGCGGCGCTGAAGGAGGCCGCCGAGCGGCGTCGGGCGCGGCAGGTGAGCGATGATGAGTAGTCATGCTGTCCAATCGACGCTCGTCGAACTGCTCGATGTGTATTGGGATGACCCAGTCGCATTCGTGCAGGATATGCTCGACGCGGAACCTGACGATTGGCAGCGGGCCGTTCTCCGTGATCTCGCTGGGCATCGTTGGGTGAGCGTGCGGTCCGGTCAGGGAGTCGGCAAGACGGCGCTCGAGTCATGGGCCGTCATTTGGTTTTTGTGCTGCCGTCCGAACCCGAAAATCGTTTGCACGGCTCCGACTCAACAGCAGCTGCAAGACGTGCTCTGGGCCGAGGTCGCGAAGTGGCTGGAGAAGGCGAAAATCCGGCGGTTGCTGAAGTGGACGAAGACGAAGGTCTACATGATCGGCCACGAAGAACGCTGGTTTGCGACGACACGGACGGCGACGAGGCCGGAGAACATGCAGGGCTTCCACGAAGACTACATGCTGTTCATCGTAGACGAAGCATCAGGCGTTGCTGATCCGATCATGGAAGCGATTCTCGGCACGCTCTCCGGGCCCGAGAACAAGCTGCTCATGTGCGGAAACCCGACGCGAACGTCGGGTGTTTTTTATGACTCGCACAACCGCGACCGCAAGCGATTCAAGACTCATAAGGTCGACAGCCGGGATAGCGCGCGCACGAGCCGCGAGAACATCCAGATGCTAATCGACAAGTACGGCGCCGAAAGTGACGTCGTGCGCGTGCGCGTGTATGGAGAGTTCCCGAAGGCCGAGTCGGATGCTTTCATCGCGCTCGAGCTGGTGGAGTACGCGGCGAACGCCACGGTCCGGCCGGCGGGCGATACGCTGCACATCGGTGTCGACGTGGCGCGCTTCGGCGACGATGAGACCGTCATCGCGCCGCGGATTGGCGGAAAGGTGTTCGACTTGAGGACATACCACAAGCAGGACACGATGGTGACGGCCGGGTGGGTGATCGCGACGGCCAGGGAGATGCTGCAGCAGTACACGCACATCCGCCGTGTTGTGATCAAGGTCGACGACACCGGCGTCGGCGGCGGCGTAACGGATCGACTCAACGAGGTGATCCACGAGGATCGGCTTTATGATTGGACAGTGGTTCCGGTCAACAACAGCGGCAAGCCGACGTCCGACGAGGAGGAGCATTACGAGAACCGCGGCACCGAAACCTGGGCGACGGTCCGGGATCTGCTGCAGGAAAGCTTCTCGCGGCACATGCGGGGAGAAGCGCCGACGATCGAGCTGCCGAACGACGACCGGCTGATCGCGCAACTGTCGCAGCGCAAATACCGAATGACGAGCCGCGGAAAACTGGCGCTGGAGCGAAAGGAAGACATGAAAAAGCGCGGTTTGGACTCGCCGGACCGGGCGGACGCTGTCGTGCTGGCGTTCGTGGAAGAACGCAGTTTGCCGTTCAGCGGTCAGCGGCCGGCAGGTTGGTGATGTGGTAACATGCGTGCATGGATGAACGACAAAGAATTGTCGGACATGCCGTGCTTCGTACCTGAAACCAAATGAAGGAAATCGAAAGTCTCTCAATTGAGCGGCTTTTTCTTTTGCAGAAATGGGGTGATTCCACTGACCATCGAATACGCTCGCAAGCAGTTCCCACCGCCGCCATTTGACGTCGAAGTCGCTGAGACCAACTACTACCGCAAGCTGTACGACGGCGACCACGCGGAAATCTTCCCTCGGGCGCGGCACGCGGGGAAAGACAAACGATACCGCTGGCGCCGGAAGTCGCTGAAGGAATGGGAACAGGTCACAGAGGTCGTAGAGAGTGGCGTTCCGTATATCGTCGTCAATTTCTGCAGCCTGGTCGCGGAACTGCCGGCCGATCTCCTGAACCGGTCGCTCGGCAACATCTCGGCTGACTCGGAAAACGATGCGGAACTTGAGTTTGTAACCGGCGTCGTCGAGGCGTCGAAGGTGAACGAGAAGATTTGGGCCGCCGTGACGCAGCACCAGGTTGACGGTATGATCGCGTACCGAATCCGCCGGGATGATGTGACAAAAAAAGTCTGGTTCGAATGGGTACTGCGCGATATGTTCATCCCGCATCAGGACGGCCTCGGCGCCGACATCGTGTGGATCGAGAATCACGGCGACGGCGTCAATAGGGAGCAGTTTCTCCGCGTCGAGCGCCAACGCCTGACCGAAACTGGCCTGACGATGCAGCAGATGGTGTTCCGAATGAAGGGCGACAGCGTCTCGGAGGAGATGGATGTGCAGGAGTATGCGCTCAAGTACAACGTCGACATCCCGGAAGACGTGGAGTTGGTCGGCGTGTCCGAGCTCATGTGTGGTGTCGTTACGAATGACGAGACGCTTACGAGACCGCGTGGCCGTTCGGCGCTCCGGAATGTCGACATGATCCAAGAAGAGATCAACTGGACCATCACCCGGGATGCTGTGATCTTCGAGAAACACGGCAAGCCGAAGCTGGCCATACCGCGCTCGCTCTGGGACACTGTGGCGAACACGAACCACCAGCACTACGGTCAGCGATTCGTCCGGAACGCCGATCTCGAGGTCGTGTCCTATGACGAGAACAAGGGTGCTGTGCCGCAATACATCACGTGGGACGCGAAGACGCAGCAATCGTTCGAACATGTGAACAGGCTGATCAAGTACATGCTTGCTATCACAAAGACATCTCCGCAGGCTGCAGGGCTTGAGAATGGCACGGGACAGTCGGCAATAGCGCTGCTGTACCTGTGGATTCAAAGCGTGATCAAAGCCGAGGCGATCCGCGCGAAGTTCGACACGGCGATCAAGGACGCCATCCGCAAGTGCATTATCCTCGAAAACGCGCTCGGTGGAACGCAGTACGAGGTAAAGGCGCCGGTCATCGAATGGGGCGACATGCTGCCGAAGGCCGAGGAAGAGCAGAACAAAGAAGAGCGCGCCAACTACGAGGCCGGCGTGCAATCGCTCGAGACGACGGTCCGCCGCGTCCACCCCGACTGGTCGGAGGAAGCGATCGAGGAGGAAATCCGAAAGATCCAGGAAGAGAAAGCGGTCGACTCCATGAATCCGACCTTCGTGCAGCCGCCGCGGGTGACGCTGTGATATGGCGACGTCGGCAGAAAAAATCATCGCGCTCTACGTCCGCGCGGACGAGCGCTTGCGCGAGCTGATCCAGTCGCTTGAGAATGGATCGATTTCGCAGCGTCGCAAGAACGAGCTGCTGCGGCAGGTTGAGGAGATCATTGCCGAACTGACGGGACAGACCGGCCAGCAAATGGCGGGTATGATCAGCGAGTCGTACCACGCCGGCGCCGCGGAGGCCGTGACGAGCATGATCCGAGCTGGCATGGCCGCGGAATCGATCAACACGACGCTCCGGGCATTAATCCATCAGCGCGCCGCGCAGGCTATCATGGACGAGGCGTTTTACTCGATCCTTGAGGCCAGCGACAACATGAGCGCGGATGCGAAGCGGCGCATTGAGGAGGCCGTCAGGCGGGCGAATGAGCGGTCGCTGTTGACCGGTATGAGCCGCCGAGAAGCGACGCATCAGGCCGTCGCCGAGCTGAACCAGCAGGGCATTACCGGCATCGTTACCCGGAACGGCGCCCGGGTGCCGGCCGACAAGTACATGACCGGCGTAATTCATTACCATCAGCGCAAGGCGCATGTCACCGGCTCCGAGAACATGACCGTCCAGAACGGCATTGATCTCGTGTACGTCAATTCCGTCGGCATCACGTGCGAGTATTGCGCCAAATACCAAGGCCGCGTGTACTCCATCAGCGGGCGTGATTCGCGATTCCCGAAGCTCGAGGTCCGGCCGCCGTACCATTCCCACTGTGTCCATTCGCTCACGCCGTGGATCGAGGAGCTGACGTCGCCGGACGAGGTCCAGCGCATGATCGAGCAATCGAACCGGCCGTTCGTGGACAACCGGACTGAAGCGAATATCCGGCGTTACAACGAGCTGCAGCGCGAAAAGTCGCGCAAGAACGCGACGCGCAAGCAATGGATCCGCTATAAGGCGGTGCTTCCCGACGATACGCCTGACCTGCGGACATTCGCCAGCATGAAGGCGCGGAATACGCAGTCGTACCGAGAACTGCAGGAGGTTTATCGAAAGGTTAACGCAATGATAAAGGCGGGCGAGGCCGATGGATAGGTTTATCCATGACATGATCCACATGACCGAAGGCGAAAAGTTAGTAACCTATTGGCCGCTGTGGTTGGTGATCGCGGCGGTTTTGATTGCGGCCGATGTTTTCTTCGAAAGGAGGGAAAAGCGGGATGAGCGCCGTCATTCAGACCGAAGACGAACTTCGCGCTAAATTAGCGGAATGGCAAAAGATCCTGCGGCTGCAGGATTGGATCATCAACGTTTCGATCTTCCGGGAACGAGACATGAAAGGCGAGAACCGCTGCGGAGAAGTTGAATGGACACTTGAGAAGCGCATGGCGTCAATCCGCATTCTTGATCCTGTCGATTATCCAGACGGCTTGATGGAAGAGCAGGATATGGAACTTACGTTGGTTCATGAACTCCTGCATCTCCATCTGGTCACTGTTACCCCAGATCACGAAGACGAATTGAGGCACTGCGCGCTTGAACAAGCAATCGATGCGATCAGCCGCGGGCTTGTGGCGCTGAAAAGAGGTTTGACGGGGTGA